CTCCTACAGAATGAGGATTTTCCAGTACCAGATCCTGCAGTAATGGTGACAAGTTCTCCGTACCGTATACCGTGCAGCTTTCGCTGTAGTCCTTGAAATGGGTAGTCATGGTCAGCGGGGGGTGTGGGTGTGGTGATTAGTTCGAGTAAAGATTTGGCATCAACAATACCGTCTGGTCTGTATGTCTTGGCATCCCAGATAGCTCGTCTTATTGCCTCAGAATCGCCAGCTTGTAATGCGTCAGAAGCATCTTTGTACTTCTCAAGCCGTGCAATTTTTGCTTTACCAGCAGGTAGTAATTCAGCACATTCTTGTGCTGCTTGTCTACCAGCTTCATCGTTGTCAAAGAATAAAACTACCTCTTCATAGTTCTGAAGTAAGTCTAAAACTTTTTGTAATGATTTTTTAGCAGCCTTTGCTCCATTTGGTATGGATACATGAGGCCATTTGGGTTGTGCTTCCCATCCAGAGGCTGCATCAAGCTCTCCTTCATATATAGTAAGCCTTGTACCCTTATCTGGGAATAAATTTTGCCCAAAAAGTTGAGAGTCGTTGTTATTACCCTCCATCCAGAAGTCTTTGTCCCTTGTACGGACTTTTGCTGCACAAACTTGACCATTTTTGTCAAAATAGTGCATACGGAGTGTTTCTCCGTCCTTGTGGATGCGATATTTACGGCAAGTCTCTTCAGACAAGCCTCTTTTTTTTAGTTTAACAGGATTACCTTTGAGCATTGCGGTTGTTTTTTGTTTGCCACTATCGTCATGTCCTCCATTGCTATAATGGTTGCATACAAAACAATAAGCATGTCCATCAGAATACACGGAATTACCATCTGACGAACCACACTCAGGACAGCTGGTGTGATATAGGAAGGTTGATTCATCTGAGCCAGTCAACTGGAATTGCATAATAGGCACACCAAGGAAAACCGTTCTTTTCAGCCCACATAGAGTAGGTAGTTTTAGAACGCTTGTTTATTTTATTGTGAGGAGATTGAAAGATAATACGTATGTCAAGATCAGGGTTAGCTTCCTTGACTGCTTTCATCTTACGCCTCTGATCTGGGGGGAAGTATCCTTTAGTCTCGAAGTATATATCCCCAACTTTGAAATCAGGGATATAGTTAGCTTCGATCATGTATGGTATCTTTTCAGATTCATACTGATACTCTATGTCCATCTCATCGAGCAAGTCAGCCACTTGTTCTTCCAAGTGACTACGCATTAGAAGTCGTCCTCTTCAACTGAGCAGGGGGCTGCATCAACTGCAGGATCTTCGACCTTGAATCCTTTTGTAGAACCAAATAGTTCTGCTGCGTCCTCGGCTGTCATGTCACCATTGTCAACTACACCAGCTCCGCTGTTAAGACTAACAACTTGTACTGCTTTTAGTTTCAATGATGTACCGATATCACCGCTTGGTAGGACGTATGGCTTTTGGAAGAAAGCTAGTTTAACTTTACTACCACTGTAGATTGGTGTGTCCTTATCTTCAATGGCTGTCCCTTCTGTGTCTACTACGACAGGAAAGAACTTGTCTCCGTCTCTCCAACTGAAACGTATGTGGTAAGTACCTTGCTCATTGTCAAGCTCTTCCCAAGGCTCAGGCTTTACTGTAACCCTTTTAGGGTTTTTAGCCTTGCTTCTAGCCCATTCTAGGGCTGACTCACGCTCTTCCTCTAGATCTTTGATGAGATCACCTTTGACTAGAGCAGAGAGTTTGTAGCCCCACTCACCTGCTTTTAGTATAGCTTGGAAGCCATCAAGTGTTACAGGTTGGGGAGTTACGTAGGTGTGCATAATTAACAGAAAAAATAGGTGGAATTTGAGACAACTTTTGGATCTAGTGTCCCAACGATTGGTGGCGGTTCTGAAGCGTTGATGGTCTCTGCAAATTTTGAGAGCCAACATTCTTCGGAAAAGATATTGGTGTAGGTTTCTCGCACAAGGCGATTGAGTGTTCCCATGTCTCCTGCTCTGCAAAGAACAGAATCGTGGATAACTGTAAATGGTTCATCAAATTGCATGAATGATCTGTGAAGGATCGAAGCATCGAATGAATGTATATAATTAGGGGCAGTGCTAGACTTATGCTTGTTAGGGCTGGGTGTAGACTTACCAGTTGGTATTCTAACCTGTGTTCTACCTAACAGCTGCAGCTCCATTATCTTGGTTTCAATGTCATCTCGTCTTTGATTGACAACAAAACCTGATGGTGTGACCCACTGAACTTCCTTAGCACCATTTCTGATGTAAAGTCCGACATGCTTCTTTATCCATCGCATTACTCTCATTGGCCCCGGAACGATGCTGTCCATTGAATTGTAGACTGCATTGACAACTTGTGTCAGTTCATCTTTGGTGGGGTCTATGTTGTTTTCTAGTAATGCCTCACGTATGTACTTGCGACTGCTATCTTTCGTAGCATTGTATGGTATGGTCATCACCGTGCGTTTGCACACGGATCTGGTCATCCAAGGGTGCATGTAACTTGGGAGAAACTCTTTAGCCTTATCTGCCACCGCCTTGTATGCGTCACTAGGTTTGTCACTAGGTACAACATTTACAAGTTCTGCAGTGCTACGGTCTTTGGCTAGTCCTGCTAAGATCTGTAAACCTGAGCATGTCGCATCGACTGCGACCATAAGACCTGTAGTTAATTTATCTTTTTTGATACAGCAGTGGTAGTATTCGTGGCATGCAGCCATAAACTGCCAAGGTTCGTCTACCTCTTCCCAATCAGACAAGTGTCTTACGGGGTCGGTAGCAACTTTAGTAATTAGTTCATGGTTTTCAGACACCCATTGATGTCTGTCCTCTAGTGTTGCTTTATCAAGACCAAAACTTGTAGCTACTTGAAAAGATAACCAAAGCTCGGCTTCATCTGTCACACTAGACTCATCAGCAAATCTGATAAGTGCTTTACCAAAGTCTGTATCTTGAGGTGTGAGGAACGCTGGGATGGGGTATGCTCTACCCCTGTAGTCGTAAGACCAACAAAGATAGAATTTCTCATCTTTAAATTTCTCAGCTGCCTCTAATTGTGTACGTGTCCTGACTGATCTCTTGAAGTTAAGACGGTCAGCGTTGTGAGACTCTGCCATCGCTCGTCTCCAAGCTAGATTAGACTCAGGATTATCGTCTGCATTAGCAGGACGTGGTGGTTTGTAGGCTGGAGATATAGGTATAAACTTACCTATTACTCTACCTCTACTCCTCATCTCATCTGCCACTTGCAGTACATGAAGATTTACACAGTATTGCACCCGCTGTAACTTGTTTAAAAAGTTAATCGGTGCTTCCCCGTGTTTAATGGTGGGGTTGCCTTTTCTAGTAAGATCATGACCTTTCATCATACGGTTGGTAAGGTATCCACCGTAGATAATCTGACCATTCTCATCGTACCCCCAATCGTCTGGGTGTACTAGCATAGGCCAAGGTATACCTGCAAACAACTCAGCTGTTTTGATAAGTTGTTCACGCTTTTCATTGAACACAGGAGTTGGAGCAACTTTGTACTCCCACTTCTTGCGGTGGGTCTTACGTTTGCTAATCATGAACCAGCCTGTGCTGTCCATAACTGCAGTCAGCCCCCACTTTCCAAGAGAGATCTTTGTCTTTGTACCCCATGCCTCCCAACGAATACCACGCTCACCAAACTTTTGGCTTGCCATGATCTGCTTCTGCAGTGTGCAACAAGCATCGTGAAAGTAAGTGTCCGCAATGTATTTCATCAATCCAGGATGGTGCTGTTTGTACCATCTGAATTTACACTCTGTCTCTAGTGCAGAGCCTATTGCGTTCATTGTTGGTGTAATAAGATCTGACTGTCTCTTGTTACTGAACACCCTGTCAAAAGTTATTTTGAGAGCTATTGTAGCTATCGCCAAGGGTTCGAGATCGTCAAGGTATAATCCTATCTCTCGATAGAATTTACCAGCTTGTCCAATACGTAGTTTGTGAAACGTATCTTCAATAGTCTTGACAAGATATGGAAGAGCCTCTCTGATTGAGGACACCCCATACACGCTTGCGGAAGCGTAGGATTTCTCCTCTAATTTCTGCATGGAGTCGTGCAGCCTTTGTCTCCCACAGCTGATCGCTTCCTGTTCGAGAAGAAACTGTCTGTGTAGGTTTGTATGCGTCACCATAAGCTAGAAAGAGAGAGTATTCGTAGTCATCAAGTCGATCAATTTGTCGTTGGGTCAGGTTAGATGTCATAGGATTTACACTGTTGTTCGTATGGAAATACTTTACAGTACTCCTCCATACTGTTGAAGGTACGCCAGTTTGGTAGGTAGAAACCTAGCTCAAACTCTGGGTTGCGTTTGGTAATCAACAGCCCTTGAGCTGCTAGTATTACCATTAGGTTGTCAATGATAGGAGGGCCACAGGGATCTATTTCTAGCATCACCTCGCCAGTGTCATCATTGATGTAGTAGCCGAGTCTGTCAAGAATCTCGGAGAGGTCACATGGGTTCATGGGATTTCGGTTTGGGTGTCCATTACAGCGTTGCTAGTCATGACAATGTAGTCATCATCATTCATTAGCAAGCCTTTCATAAATCGCTTTGCAGCGTTTGACTGGCGGTATGCCTTCTCCTGTATTGTGCCATCCTGCTTGACTGCTCGGACGACACATACGTAGGCTGCTGGTAGATCCCAAGTGAGAGCTGCTTCATGTCCCATGTCGAATGTAACTTGAGTCAGCTCATCAGTTGCTTTCCACTTGTTGAGTTCTCTTATTCTGTTGTCAAAAGGGTCGGTTCTAGCCATGATAATGAATATCTAAAAGAGTCGGATGGTTCTTGTGGTTGA